CTGGAGCGCCTGTTGTTGTGCCTGTGCGGCCGCCTGCTGTTCTTCTAGGACCTGCTCTTCGGTCTTCAGCATCTTCTCAGGGTCAAGATTAAACGCCCTAAGTAGCGGCCTCGCAAACGCCTCTTGTTTGATGTATGTGGCAAACTGAGGCAACTGCCCTGCTACCTGTAAAAAGTTGATTAGCTGGGTGTTATGTACTTCTTTTGCGACGTATTGTTCGTATCCAGTGCTTATCGCTTCGTAGTCTCCCTTGATCGACGGATCTGGTGAGTCGACCATTAACCAACGATAAATGGCCTGTATATTCTTGGTAATCATGTAACTCACCGACCTGACGACGTCACTGGTCTGCCGGTTAGCGTTACTATTTAA